TATATACACCTCTATTTCTGCTTTTAACGATAATTTCATAGTGGTTTTATCGTTACTTTTAAAACTTGAACATAAAAGCCACGCTCAACAATGTAAGCGTGGCCTATAAACTATTATTTCTTTAAAATCATGTCAATTTTGCTATGCACTACATCAAGCAGCCCAGCGATTGTACTATTTCCGCCGTCTCGCATGTTCTCGAGAATGCTCAGAAACTCAACTGAGCCTAGATACAGCCATACAATATTAACAGCAAAAGCATATTGTCCAGCCATAAAATCAAAGCACCACGCCCCAGCAGTTGCTAGGCAGTATGTAAGCACCTTTGTTACAAACGGCTTTCTCATATGCTTTGAATTAATAAGCCCCTTACCCCATGCGGCAGGAATGGCGATATATTTATCGTAGCCGCTTATATTTTCTGGGCTTGCCCCTAAATCTAAGAGCATCTGATAGCCAATAGCCGCCCAGCGTGTTATAAGGTCTAGGAATACCAGCATAATGAATATCCCTAGCACTTGCACATGCTTGAGCCCTAACATATATATGCCGATTTCTGCCACTACAGCGAGCAAGGCTTTGATAGCGAATGAGTCTGTCAGCGTTCGCCATGCCTCGCTCATGAATTGTGTAATTTCTCCCATGTGTTCCCCTTACATTACTATTAAAGCGTTTCTGTAGCATTGCTAACATATTTATTTTGGTTACTATCCCAAACGATATATAAATCTCTGCCACGATTAAAAGCATAAGTATGAGTTCCGTCGGCATTGTCAAAGCCTAGAAGCATATGCACATTTGAATTAATACCCTTAAATATTACTAATGTAGGTTCATTAACTGAAATCTTGCTGTATTGGTCAATAATTGGCTCTGACTGATTATTATTAATGCTTGCATCGTTAAGCAATAGCACCACTTTTTTGTTAGTCTTGATAGTAATTAGAGCGTTATTGCTTACAGTCCACGCACTTGGTGCAAAATTGAATACCGATGTGCCATTATAGTTAGATACATCAATTTCAAGGTCATTACCAAACTTCTTGTAAATAACCCCATTATCTGCGGTTTCTGTTTGGTCTGCAGTCGCATTTGTGCCTCTAATAATCAAGGTGGTTTGTTCGTTATCGTTTAGATCATAGTATTTGAGCTCGATATTCTTAGGTCCAAATGGCTCGATAGCAATTCGCATGTTATCGCTTTCGAATTCTTTTTTATCACCACCATTGACGGCCACTTTAAAATGAGGCTCGCCTGTGAGGTCAATATAGTCTTGCCCTGTTCGTGGTTGAGTATACTCTAACTGTCTAAACGCAGCCTCTTGCAAAGAGCCGCTCTCGAACAACTTCTCGATTACAGTAGTAATTACTGTGTCAACGTTCGTGTTTTCCAGGTAAATATTTTTAGATTTTAAAAGTTCTGCAGCATTAGTAGCACTGCCTGGTTCACCTTGAGGACCTGGCTGACCAATTGGTCCTGGTTCACCTTGAGGACCAGGCAAGCCTTGAGGTCCTTGTACACCACGGATACTTTCAAGCCATTCACTTTCAGTGCCTTTATACCCATGTGCTACCGCGATTGCATATGCGCTTTTGCCTGCACCCTCAACGATAGGCATAATAATATCTTTGCCAACCTTTTCAAGCAAAGGTAAAGCCGTTTCATTATCAATCTTTAATGTAAATGTGTTATCTGCCATAATTAACCCCCTAATTATGCATCGAAATATCTTGAATAAGTGTTATTTTGCCATATCCTAGCTTGATATGATTGCTATCGTTATAAATGAAAGCATCATATACAAAGTCTTTAGTTTGTAGCTGTTTTTTTGCCGATACATCTCCAGCTAGTGAGAATGTAACGCTTTTCTCCTCTACCGCTGCAGCTAATTCAAATATAACCGCCTCACTAGGCCTTTTCCGTATCTTACATACGCCTGTATAGCCTGTGAGGTTTAAGTCGCTATCCTCTGGCACTTGATACGTGATATTGAAATCATGTCCAGCATGTAGTGTGAAATCGTGTTTTACCATGTAACCCCCTTACTGTTTAGCAATTACTAATACAAATAACTCGCCGTATGAATAGGTTTCTACGTTCCAGCGTCCTGTTCCCTCTGTGCCATTACTGCCTGTGGTAGACATATCCAAATATTGGCTTTCTACTACAACTCGACGCTTGCCCTTAATGCCTACATTGACCTTGTTGGTGCGGTTAGTTCTGAAGTAAACATCACAGTTACCAACCCAGCGGCTTTTTTGTTTGTTAAATTCGTCCATGCTTATGCGTTCGCCAACATTAAAAGGACTGTCTTGTTTAGGTGGAATATAAGGCCTACCTGTGCCTATTGAATATTGATAGCACTCAGTCTGTACATATCCAACTGGAATGAATGTGCATTGCTCCTCTGAAAAACCACTAGGAATAGGGCAATAATCGCCATGCTTAACCTTGTACACTTGAATGTCTATATTCTTAATCTTATATCCAGATTGGAAAATAGAGCTTGCGTCAATACGTGAGGCTGTAATATTAGCCCCTACGATATTGCCGTTTGGGTCAATTCTGAATGAGCCGTTTGTATTCTTAAAGGTGCCGCCAGTAATAGAGCCGCCTGTTAGGTCGCCAGTATTGATAGTGATAGATGATAAGCTATCGACTTGCATTTTATCGGCAGTAACAGAGCCAGCCTGTAGCATACCCTTTGTAATGATATTGTTATCAAATAACGCCTCACCAGTAACGTGTAAGAGCTTTCCGTCTATGCGTGTACCTGCTGGGCTTAGATTGATGCGGCTTACAAGTGCGGCGCCGTCAAGATTGTTGAGTGCGTTGGTAACTTTAAGCTCAATACCCTTAGAAATTTGGGTGATTTGTGAGTTTACGTTGCTATTCAAATCACTCACCGAGCGCTGAAATGCATTGGCTTGGTCGATGAGTTTACGTTCAAAGCCGTTGACGCTAGTTTTAACTGTGCCAACCTCTCCCTTTAGATCATTAATAGCCTTATCCATATCAGCAAGGCCTAGGCTTTCCATATCGAGTAACGCTTTATCAATCTTAGCTCGTACTGTAGCCATGACAGCCTCACTCGCTGGCCCCTCGCCGAATATATCAACGTAAGCCACTTTCACATTGTAGACGCCAGCCTCTAAAGGAATTGTAAGAGCGTTTGTAGTAGTAAAGTATACTTTGCTATCAACGTATACATTGGCGCCCTTACAGCTTGCAGGAATGGCCTCAAACGTAACGCCTATGCCGTTGATATTGCCAGTTGCTTTTACATTACTAGGCGTTTTCGGTAGTGGCACGTTATAGGTCAGTTCAGCAGGCGCTCCATAGCCTTTGGCTGGGTTATGAGCGTACAAATACACTTTACCAGTACGATTGCGTAGTATACCACTATAGGTAGTGTTATTACTGCGACCGATTAAGCCGTCATTTTGCCCTGCGTTAAGGTCTAGCCGTAGCTCGTAATAATCTACATCGGCATTTCTAACCTCTAGCCAGTTAAAATGCGCCATATCGCTAAATGAAATAGAAAAGCCTAGAGGCTTATTCGGAATTTCACTCTTGAGCTCTACAGTAATACTCTTAGATACGCCCTGCGAGGTGTTTCCGTGTGTATCTTTTACAACCGCTTTAACCTCGTATGTATGGCCTAATTCACAGCCGCTTATAATGACTTGCCCCTCGCCTGCACCGCCATATTTCCATGTTCCGCTCGGTTCTCTATACCAGATTTCCACAGTATCAAGGCTGTTAATGTGTGGCACGTTAAACTCTGCCACCACATCGAATGACTTAACTCGATTAGTGATCTCGTAGTATTTAGTGTATAGCGTGAGGTCTGTAACCTCTGGTATAAAGTACGGCGTTAAAGTGTATTGATAAGCCTGCACCTCGTCGAGCTCTTGCTCATTGCTGCCGAATAGGTTCATAGAGGTAAATTTGAGGTGTATTGTTTTCCCTATATCCTCTTTTCGATATGGGTATCTAAATAAAGCCTCATCTACACGAATAAACCGCTCGCCAGCGTTATGACTGATTGCATTAGTGCCATATTGTCCACGCACGAGGCCAGTCAATGAAAATTGATTATTAGGCGCCATGTTAGCGCCCTCATAGCTTAGCGCCTCACCATTCACCCAACAAAGCGTATTCGCTCGCTCTGCGTCTATATGAGTACCGCCTTTAAGCATTCCTTGATTAAGAGTAACCTCGCAGGCGTTCGCCGTTTCATTGAATGCCAATCGAGTGCGGCCCATGCGAGCCTGTTGCGTAATGGAACCTATACGGCTGTAGTTTTCGCCGTTATCAGATAACCACACAGAGCAGCCACCCCAACCGCTTGGCGCATTGACGCCTATAAATACTTGATTGCCGCCTACATCGCCAACGGTTTGGAAGATTGCCACATCGTTGACGCTTGGCGCCTCTTGATTGTAATCAATGAAAGGCCGCTCGTTCTCGTGCACATCATAGCGAGCTGGCGCATAAGTACCAGCAGGCTTGCCCTCGGCTGTAAATTCGAGCTGGCCGTCAGCTGCCTCATTGACTGCTGTTATAACTACAATCTGCTTATTTAATTGGCAGGCCTCATCGGTAAGCGTTACTAAATCGCCTACCTCGAGAGTACAGAAAGCCCAATCTAAACGGAAAGTATATTGAGTTTTAGCATACAGCCGTTTCATAGCTAGCTGTTCAGCGTAGTATTGAGCTCTCGCCTTTGTATAAAGGTAGTGAGCGCTTTTCTTTGAGGCTGGTTTTAAGCCGTTGCGTTGTACATCGGCAACCACCTCAAAAGATACTGTTTCTTTCTCGTAACTGTTAGCTCGATTAATAAACTCGACTGTAGCCTCATTATAAGCCTCACTTGTATCTTTCCTTTTATAAAGAATAAGTTGGCCGTCTGTTCCTGCGATAAAGTCATCTGCCGTGAGGTCATACTGAATTTGGTTCGCTGGCGTCCATGTACCGATAGGCTTATCGGCTAATGGTACGATTTTAAGCCTATCTGTAGACCAAAAGACCAAACTATTTGTAATCTCTGCTATATCGTTAATAATCTGCTGCGCCTTAGCACTCTTTTGCGCTGGTGGCGTACTGATTAATATATCAGCAGCCTTACAGTAGGCTCTAAAGTTTTCAATGCCCTCAATTTGTACATCTGCCCCAACTGATTGCAGTACATGCTCGATATAGTCGGCTGGGTTGACGTCAACGCCGTCGCCTGTATCTCTTAGCTTGCCGTATACCTCAAAATTATATTGAGGTAGGCTCCCTCTGTCGCCCAAATCAACCACACCAGCCATATAAGCGAGGCCGCTATAAGGTAGTGCCTTGTCTGGGTGTTTAGAGGTCATATAAGGCCACGGCGCTTGGGCTACTGCTCCATTGAATAAGGTTAGTTCGATTTTCTCATTAGGGTATTGATATACCTCTTTATCTCGCCATACCTTGCCAATACCAGCAATAGGCCCCTCACACAGAGCAATAGCTGCCGCTACTGTGTAGGTGTAGCTTATATCTGTATGCTTAGAACGTCCGCCCTTACCAGTTCTTGTAGTGGTTTTATGTTCATGAGCCGTGAAATCTTCGTAATCAATGATGTTACCGCTTACTCGAGTAGTGCCGAGTATCTCTGGCACTACCTCACCATATGAGGCTGTATTGATTTGAAAATCTGCGATCATATCGGCTCGGCTAGTTGTGCTTTTGCCTTTAAATAAAAAGCCCATTATTCACGCTCCTCTCTAAATCTATACACAGCCCTCAAACGTGAGCGTCCTTTTTTATCATAAAAGAGTACATCATCAAGTTTTGAGATAATCACGCCATAATCTACGAAAGCATGAATTACTAATCCCTTGCCGATATATATGGCGCCGTGTGAGATACATCGGCCATATTGATATAGTAAAAAATCGCCAATTTCAAGTGGTGCGCCCTCTTTCACCTCGTCGGCTACCTGTTGCACGTATTTAAGATATTTCTCCTCAGAATGGTGCAAATGCCACTCGTTTGAGTAGTTTTCTATCTGTAGTCTATCGGCTTTCATAAGGCCACTATCCACGAGTGCAGCAACTAATAAATAAGAGCAATCGACGCCAGCACCTTTTACCATTGAATTATTGGCGTATGGTGTGCCTAGCCATGCAGTAGCAGCTTTTGCTATCTTCTCGCCAGTTGTTAAAGTATTCATCGTATGCTCTCCTTTAGTGGTATGTAAGGCGTCGCCCTGTTTCTGTTCCAGTTATTGAATTTATTCTTGCATTCCGTAGGCGTCTTATTGCAGCCAGCGTATATATAGAATTGGTCGCCAACTCTTGGGCTTACTTCAAGGGCGCTCATGTACAGAATTACTCCGTCATTGCTTTGTAATATCTGCGTTGATTGCCCTGCTAATGGGCCAGTGATCCAATCAATGCCGCCAGCTGTGTAATAGCCATTTGCAAATTGTAAGTCAATTCGTATGGAATTAGGGCCAGAGCCTAACGCTGTAACCTTACCGCTTTTTCTAAACTTTGAAATATCAACGCCACACTCTTTTGAATACACGCTGAAAGGGCACTGTGGATAATACCGCCGATTTGGGTATTCAATATTGAGCTTTTGCACGATTGATTTAACATTGAGCTTTAAAGTGAGGCCGCCGCCTTGACTAACCTCACATAAGCCAGTAAATAACCCTACAGCGTCGATAATAGTATAGTTATCGTCAAAAAACGCTCGTTTGAGCGTCATTTGAGCGCCGTCAAAACCACCATTATGAGCTACAGCCATAATAGGCACGCCGCCTATTTTATCCTGCTCATTCGTGGATATGCTAACCGTCATTTTATCAACGCTTACCGTGCTATTAGTGGCTATCTTATCCCTTACGATAATAGGGCCGTCTGACTTATAGATTTGGCCGTTATATGATACGTCGGCGTCGCTGTCAGCCCAATAATAAGTAACACCACTACGCAAGCGCAACTCGTAAAGGTCGCAACTCATGAAATATTTATCATTGTTGAGGTGATTTCTTAATACCTCATTTACCTCTTTCATAAATGCGCCCCCTATCGAGTTGATACTAACTTGAATGATTTAGATTTATATACGTTTGTAAAGATATACTCGGCTGTCATATCACCGCTGAACCTTACCAGCCAATAATAGGTATAATCGGCTGTAATGACTGCATTCGGCGCAACTGTCTGGCCTGCTGCCAGCTTAATTACGCCTTTATCGCTAACAGCTCGAATAGGTGAGCCATTAGCGTATAATTTAAGGTTTTCAATGTGATATACAGGCTCTAGGAAATCACCGAACTTTCGCACGGCTTGCCATGAGCCCATATTGCCAGTACCGAGCTGAATGCCTTTCTCGGCGTTATCCTCTGGATCTAACCACAAGAATGGAACTGTACCGCCTTTAGTCTTAGAATAAAAGCCCATAAGTTCCTTATATTGTGCAGGTGTTAGCACCTCAAACTCTGTGGAAATGGTGTATTGTGGATATTTCCAGTTTGTCATGGTGCGAACCTTTCCAGAGCCAGAGGTCTTTGTCTTGGTATCCCATTTCTGGGCCTTTTGTGATTTCCAAGCCAAAGAGATGATAGTAGGAAATTTTAAATATTCAGCCATAATCACCACGTTCCAGCCGTGCCAATAAATTCACGGTCTTGATTTACAAGGAATTGACGCAAAGCTCTGCCGCCTCGTGTTTCGAGGAATGAGCCAAAGCTCTCGGCATCGATAGCGCTCACGTTGAGCGTAATGCCACCGCCTGCGCCCATGCCACCATTAGAGCGATTAATGCCCTCGCCTAATCGGTCGAATACTTTATCAGATAAAGGCAATACAGCCTCTTCATATTTACCCTCACCGATTTGGGCTATTGTGGTGCCATATGCAAGGCCGCCCTCTGCCATTTTTGGCATGCTTTTTGAGCCGAACATAGAGCTAAAATTTCCACCGTCTTTGAGTGAACCGCCAAGATTGCCAACGCTACTCAACGACGTGGCCTGTGCTATACCTGCAGCCGTGCTGCTACTCCATGCAGCCATGCCAGCAATCGCACTGGCGCCACCTGTTGCCATACTAACTTGTTGAGCTAGTTGAGACCATGCAGGAAGTTGAGCCTTTGCCGCTGCAATGCTGGTCGTCGTTTGTTGCGATTGTAGCATTTTGCCAAGTACGGCCTGCTTAACTTGTGCCGCTATCCATTGAGCCAAACTATCGGCGATTGTTTTCAGAATAGCTTTACCCATATTTTGGAAAGCCTGCGTTATTGTCATTGTGCCCTGCAAAAGTCCAGAAATGCCCTCTTGCAATTTATCAATGCCAGCGCTTGCCGCATCCCATAAAAGCTGTTGCGTGTTCAAGTGGCTATCCATTACCGCCTGCTGGTATTCGTTTAACAATTCCTTGCGTAGATCATAACTTTGTTGGGTTTCTACATACTCATCATTGAGCGCCGATTTCAAAGCCTCAAAGTTCTGTGTGCGCATAGCCTCGTCAATGTTCCACTTGGCTTCTGCTTGTGTACGCTGTAACTCAAGATATTTATCGTTATAATCACGATGAACTGCGAGCAATTCCTCAGTCTTTTGCTTTTCGAAATCAACTCGGCCGTCCTCTGTCATTTCAAACTGAATGCCTCGTTCTTTCAGCGTGTCAATGAAATGCTGTTGCTGCATTTTGTCCATTTGTACAAAATCATCGCTGTATTTATCCCATTTATCGCTGATTGCGTCTATAGCGTCTGTGTATTCTTTAGTGAATTGCACCATAGGCGAGGCTTGCCCTGTGCTATCCTTAACCGCTAGGCTTAACTCGAGGTCTTTTCGCATATCACGAACATTATTCTCGATTTCTCGCATTTTGGCCGTTTCCTCTTGTTTGGCTTTGATGCGTTTGTCAGCATATACCTCGTTAAGATTTTCTAAATCTTGTTGGTAGTTAGCATTCGCTGCCTTTGACTTGTCCAGCTCATCAAGTTCTTTTTTATACTCTAATTCGAGTAACTCTTGCTTATTGCCTTGCATTTCAAGGTACGATTGCAAGATTTTTTCGTGCGTTTGTTTGGCCTCTTTGGCTAATTGGTCGCCCTTGCTGCTGCCACCGCCGCCACCAGAACCGCCAGAACCGCCAGAACCGCCGCCACCGACATCACCGCCACCGCCGCCTACACCTCCAGCGTCATAATCACCGCCGCCAGATAAGCCGCTTACAACTTGCGAGGCCATATCGCCAGCAGCATTTATAATATCCTGCGTTGTATCTGCGCTGATAGTGTCAACCTGTGCTATAGCTGTGAACGTACCGCCAAAGAATTTGGCCACTTTATCGCCTACGCTGTTGAGTTTAGCGATGAGCCAATTCAATGCGTCGATAATCTTGTTTACGCCCCATACAGCAGTATGTACGATAGTTGAAAATACCGAGCTTAAAGTAGACCCAAAACCATTAGAGGCTGCTGC